TGTATGCGGCATAATCCGGATAGGGAATGATCTCCGCTGTGCTCTCATCCGTCTTCCCGGTAGTCAGCACAATCCCTGTATCTTCAATAGATACAAGGTTGCAGATGCCATCTCTAAAGTCAGAATCAGAAATGAAGTATTCCCGTTTGACCTTCAGCATACCAGGGGAGAAGCCGGGGTTGTCAAAAGCGACAAGCAGACTGCCATCTTCCATACGGCTGCAACCCACATACTCTTGCCCATCAAAAGAGGCTATAAACTTTCCCTTAAACGGATTGAAGTAAGTAAACCGGAAGGGAGTTGATATGTCTCCATTCAGGTTTTTCTCTATAATTTTAAAATCGGACTGATAATTAATTCTCATAATACACTATAATATTGATGCTACATCATCTATCTCCTCGGCTGTCAGGATACCGGAAAGATCAACACTTCCACCGCCTCCTGTCGTGCCTGTATCACTCCAAACGCCTCTCGTCTTACATTGATACAGAGGACCCGGCATGGTATCCCCCACAACTGCCCAGTCACCCACAACAGGAGATGGGACAGCCGCTTTCAGCGAATCAAGAGTGGGAAACAATCCCTTGTTGCGTATAGCGTTCTGCTTGACCTTCTCCACTTCAGTGGAGGTCTTGCTGAAGTTGTTGTTAAGGCGGTCTGCCGTTTCACTCCAAGTTCCTGTTTTGTTAATAGTATTAAGTTCCATATCACTTCATTTTATTTAGGCAGTTGGTTTTGATCCCATACAATCTCAGAACCTTTAACCATAATTATGCGTCCTCCCATTATCTGGGTCTGATATATATAACCGTCATTTCCTTTTTGCTCGACAACCATACTGTCCGGGCGGAAATACAATACATCACTATTGGAAGGGTCATTCATAAAAATACGGGGAACCATACCGTTCAATCCATATTGAAGAGATATGTCCAAAAGCGAATTACCATCATCATCATGAATATCAATTGACGGTCTTCCATATTCATCTTCAGGAAATATGGTTATCTCATAACCTGACGGTGAGGAAACCTTCACTTTCCCGACAAATTCAGGATTTCCATCTGCATCCCATCTGATGTTCCCATTGGCAAGCTGCCCGGAACCATCCTCATTCAACAGTATCTTGCCATTGGCTATTTCAACTTTTCCCCGGAAATATCCGCCCAAAGCATAGATATATCCTCTCAAGAATACATCACCGCCATGAGTGGCAACGAAGTTTGCCATGTTCGCCCATTCCGCATCCGTAGGTTGGTAATTAGGATCATTACGGAACCTCATCACGGTAAGAATCGCCTGTTCAAGTTTTCCTCCTGCCCAAAATGCCACATCATCATCATCATTGTATATGCCGCTAACTCCGGCTGTGACCTTCTGTAACTTGCCGTTCTTGTAATTACCCAGTTGGATCATATTGGCAAGAATCAGACCACCAAGAATATCCACAGAACCATCTTTGATCGCACTGGCGATATAATTGATTGACTGAAAACCGGCTGTTGCCTTGTCGTTATCCAAAATGGACGGTTTCCAGTCAGTAGCGATGGTCCCTCTTTCTAACTGAAGGTCACAAACGGTTGCGGTACCACTGATGAGAAATATACCACTGCCATTGAAGGTAATCTTATGGGTATATCTTTGATAAGAGGATGTGAGAGGTTGAGAAACACTGAAAGAGCCGCACGAAACAGACACAGACGTACCCTTTGCTTTATAACTGATAACATAACTTTCCCCTTTGATTAATGATACGGACTGGGACAAACTACCGATTGCAGCAGAGTACCCGGAGCCGGCATCACTGTCCGCAGATACGGTAGCCACACCCGTCCAATATTCCAATTGCTTGCTAAAAAGCTCGGTATCCGCCGATAACTCGGTAGCGGCAAACAGGTCCTCTGTCTCATAATCTCCTGTAAACCCGGAATTGCGCAACAGATTGACACTTCCGACAGCCGCATTGTCTATCGCATCCTTGGCCTCTTGGGCAAGATCTGCGGCCGCCTGTATCTCATCCGGAAGCCCTTCCATGTTACGCCATCCGGTGGAACCCTGCTCGATATGGAACATACCCTTGATATCCACACCTTTATCCTGAGTGTATTCCATGTAAGTGGTCCGGTCCTTATCACCAATGTATGCATCTCCGTACACCTTCATCCGGGCTTTGCCGGTAGATTTGTCAAAATCAAAAGAAATGACATCTTTCCCGGTCAAGGTAAAATCATTAATACCCTGATACATGATGATGGACGGAGAAACTTCGTTCACTGAAGAGAGAATTATCGCCGCCTGTCGGGTGATATCGGTCTTATGGCCTAATCCCACGATATCATCACCTGCCACCGGAACATCGTTCTCGACATTAGGATCACATACGGTCTTGGACAAGTCTATATAGTTCTCACCTACTGCTGTGACCAACCGCCAATAATAGCGGTTGCCGACATGATGAGAAACGCCTGTCTTGATATTGCACTCCTGAGCTATGGCAAGAGATCCCGGAGTAAACTGGTTCTCTATCTCAATTCCATCTTCCTCTTCTTTGAAATAACAACGATAGACATCATCCAACTCATCCACACGGTTGCATTTCATACCTGCATGGGAAATCACCTGCTCGCCACCTACATACGTCTTCTTCTTTACTTCAAGCTCGTCAAAAACGGCTTTGACCTTGACATACAGATAATCAACAACAGCCTGTGACATACCGTTTTCAAGCACAGTAATTCCACTACCGTTTTTACCTATAAGTAAACCCTTTAAGAAAGTGATAAGACCGTTGGCAGTGTCTTCCTTATCTTTACGAAGAAAGTATTTGGAAAGTTCCTCTATATTTGCACCTCCCGATATGGCAACAACCCTGTCTTTATTGGTTCTTATGTAAATAGAAGGATTATTATCATCATTATGTATGTATATCTCCCCCTCATTCAACCCTTCCAGTCGCTTTTCAAATGACGGGGATATTTTCGGTATAATCGGATTTCCTTCATCATCCGTTTCCGAACCGTACCACAATATCTTTATAGGATGATTTCTAGCCATGATTACACGTAATTTTCATTAACAAAAGCAGCTTTCGCCTTCTTATATTTCAACACATCGTCCTCTTCGGGATTAGTTAGTAAAAACGCGATGCCTGAAGATGAAGTTGTAATCTCAGTTTTGCCTCCGATCCCGGCGATATCATTTTGTCTAGGGCGTAAAGTCACTTTATATATAAACATCTGTTTCTTACCTATTGTATCAATCTTTTCCGGGACAGAATCCCCTTCCCGTACAAACAAATTACCGTTTATGCTGACATGAGAAAGGCAAAGTACCTTATTTATAAACTCCGCTATATAATACGGAACGCCACAACTTGTCCCGAAAACAAAATCAAATGTTTTATAAGGGAGAGAATACATTTCTATTATCTCCTGCTTCTGATTCACAAACTGTTCGTTTTCAACTTTCAACTCCACCCCATCCGGCTTGAATCCTCCTATTATTCTGAACTGGAACATCTGCCGGACCTCATCAATCCAGAATATATTATCAAACGCAGAATTATTATCTTTATGGGAATATTCAATCAGAATAGAATCACCTATATTCTCACACACGCAGAACTCCTCACATTCTTTATCGGCTATAGTTACTGTATATATCCCCTCCGAAGGAGATAATGAGGCATAATACATCTTAATGCTTTCATTTACATCATAAGTGAGCAGTGTTATCTTGGAGGAAATATTGCCGATCTTATCATTCAAATAAGCTGAAGGTTTTTCGCCGTTATCACAAAAGATTTGCAGCAGGATGTTGTCTGACACAGAAAATACTTGTCTGAAACATCCTGCATTTGAATATTTATATTTCAGCGGTTTAAAGAATAACGGACAAACATCTCCGATTGATATCATAGTCTTTTCGTAAGTTTCTAGTAACTTGTGACTTCACAAGCTTTCATTGCAAATATAACAATTAAAATTTGAATCTTTATAACGAATTAAAATTTTTCACGATCAAAGTTACTTTTGAACTTTGTGATTTTGTAAAATTGTAATCAGCCTGCTGATAATATCCCTGTACAACTTTGCCTTGGTATTCCAGTTCAACAATTCCTGTAAGATCTTCCGGGAGTTCCACATCCGAAGTCTCAAATTCCACCTCCGCCACAGTAAACATCCTTTTTGAGAGAATTATATCCCTACTTTCCCCCATTCCATCAATACCCACATCACTATTACCATCTGATGACGCAAAAGTAAGCATCTCAACAGATGAGCCGATGTATGCTTCATTGGCCAAAACCATAGAAGAAGGGGAAAACATGGCATTGAACATTGTGTCAGGGCTGAGAACGCCACCCATAAGATAATCTCTGTTCAATATATACTTAAGTCCAGATGAATCAGATTTCACCCCTACCATAAATAAATCAGTGTCACTTTCGTTGTCTGTAGTATCTTCACCTATCTTGTCAGCAAGGAACTCTATGCCGTATGCGTCCGCACGGTATGGAGATATCATTTCAAGGCTATTGTCCGTTATGGCCACGCCTGTGGTATATTCATTCGTAAAACGGAACTCGTCCTTTCCATTAGCCGTGTCGTAATCCTGTTTGTCAAAGCCTATTCGTATCCGAGAATACACCAATGCAGAATTAACCTTCATCTCATAATCAGATAAATCATCTATCCTTTTGACAACATCATCCGAGAAGTATTTGCTTCTATGCCGGAAAGTTACTGTATTCCCGGATATGTCGTAAGCATAACCAAACACATAACTCATCCAGTTTGCAAATTTGGTGAAGGATGTATATATTTTGGCTCCAGGAATCTTACGGGCTGATTCAGCCGCCAAGAGCATACAATTATCAAGCCTTCTATCTCCTGTCCCCTCAATCACTCCAGTCAAACCATCTTTCTCTCCATTAATACTTTTAAGCAGTCTGTTCAGCAATGTATCGGGCTTTATAACATCCATCTCAACAGGGTTTATTCGATTTTTCCATGATGCTTTAAAATAACTTGATGTTGAGACTTTGTATGGCAAATCCGGCAATACAGGTACAATCTCTTCTTTCTCATTGACATACATAGCTCTCACTATTATTTTATCATCATGCAAAAGACTTATATTGTACGATTCCGAAACCTTCTTTTCCACTGGCGTTTCTGATTCTGTCGTAAGTTCAAAACTTCCTATCACCGTTTCCGTAGTCACCGCTTCCCCATTACTATCAATATCATTACTTATCTTCATAATCTGGAGCCTCACACCTCTTACATCATATCCCAAAGCACCAGACTGATATTTCCTAAACACAAACATATCAATATTAAACTCTATATTTATCCTAATTGATTTCAGAGCCTTTATCGAATATACATCATCACCACCTACTGTTTGATCATTAAATTCAAGAGACCCCTTTATTAAGGAATCACTGGCAGTTATATATATTGGCATTGGTGACATTTTCTTGCTGAAATAAACATTAATAAGAGTGTCATCGTCTTCCAATGTATCACCTGTAGGAATCCATTTTGCTGATTCAGAAAGTTCAAGTCCGTCATAAACAAGAGGAATGGGGCTTTTCACCTCTTCGACCGAATATTCATATTGAGTTCCTTTTTTTGACTTTATCATGGACGCCACGCTATCATCCACGGCATTTATCTGTAAGATACGACCATTATCCTGCAATGTAGAGAAATTGAGAGCGCAACTAAACCGTTCATTATACAACCAACTGTTATTTCTTGTACTTATTATTATTGAGGCAGAAGCATTCAAATAATCTTCATCATATTGTTTTAACAGCAATTTTCTAGCATCCCCAGCAAAAGAAAATTTGTTGGAAAATGTACGGATAACACCGTCATAGTCATTTCTCTTGAAACTAGCCTTCACCTCGTCCCAATTCTCAAGATCATCAGTAACCCTGTACTTCAGACCATTTATAAGTAACTCACATCGATAATACATAATTATTTCTTTTTACGATTCAACCCATCGATTTCGTCACATGTCTGCCTTACAAGACAGGCATAAGATCCGGCGGCCCATTCTTTCGGATTGATATACATCTTATTATACTTCCCAATAGCGACAACTTCATTTATAAATCCACGTTTTGTAGGCTTCTCCTTCAGTCCCTCATTCTTTTCCTTACTTATCTTATCCAAATCATATTGTGCACGGGAATTTAATGCGGATATTCTAGCATTCATAGCCATTACATCACCTTTTTTACACGAATAACCTATCTTCATCAGGATATCACGCACCTCATCATACATTTTCAACTTCATCATGTTCTCACATGCCTTCATGCACTCCACGGTCATTGCAAGATTCATACGCTCATTACAATTCAATATCTCAGAGAGCAACTGTTTGCTCCCGACAATTTCTATATAGTCATTGATAATTTTTGCCGATGCAGCCCCTTTGTCCTCATCGTCAAATTCAATAGTATTGCTATCATTGGTATAAATCTCTATAAAAACGGACAAGGGAAGTTCATATATGTCACTTGTATACCTCATAATCAGATACTTTTTGAAAATTGCTGATAATTGTTTTCTCTTATCGCCTTGGCTAATTTTGCAAATCCTATCTGCTGTGATTTTTCCAGATGCCCTATCTTTTTCTCCAGTTCACTATAATCATTAACTATTGATACAGGAGGAAGATCGTTTTCGCTTCTATATGCCATAAGACCATCAAAATCATTTGCATGAGCCTTTATCCTGTCCATATCCACTGCATAAGGTATAACCTTCGCACCTTTAGGGATGTCAACCAAAGTAGGGACAGACGGAGTAATATACGCTCCTTTATCAGTAACGATTGTTTCAGGAACACCACCATCACCCACTACAGCCAATCCGCCTTTATGCGAATCAGTACCCTTGGCATACTTTGGAATAGGAGTCGCTATAATAGTAGCAAGCTGTATCGCTCCCATAGCACCTAGAGCAGCTATCATAGGTATTGCAGCAGGGAAGCCCAATTGTTTTATCGTCTGCAAAATACCACCTGCTATCTGTATAGCCGCCTCAGCTATACTGGTAGCTTTCTCAAACTTTGCCTGTTTTGTTCTTAATGCAGCTTTTTTCTTCTCCAATTCGGCATTCTTTTGTGCCGTTTTATTTTCCGCTGCACGTTTACGCGCTTCGGCTTCTTCAGTTGTTATAGCACCTCTTTCTTCTAAATCCTCTATACGGGAAATTTCCTCTTCACCAGCTTTCTCATTCGCTCCCTGTTCAGCCTCAATAGCTTCAATCTGGCGATCATAAATGGATGATATCATTTCACCAATTCCACTAACCATAGAAGCCCACATCTCGGTAGTTCTTTCCATCTTCTCACCGTCTGTAAGTTCTTTCCAAACACCCGATATCTTATCAGACATAATACTGAATCCCTTATCCATCCCATCAAATATACCGGCAAACGGGCTATCGATATCCGATGCAAGATCTTTCAATGCAGAAGAATAACCTTTCAACACTTCAAAATTCCTTCGTGTGATATCCTGTTGCTCTTCCGCTTTTTCCAACTGATCATCCGCATTTATAGAACCTATCTCTGCTTCCATAGCCTTTATGGATTCTCTCAGCATTTCAATTTGTTGCTTGCTTACCACGCCCGATGCTTCCGCTATCTCAATCATTTTTTCAGCAGCATCTATCTGTATCTGTAATTGCTCGTTTGCGGCTTTCCGCTCCAGCTCACGCATGGCTTCATCGTATTCTTTTCGCGATAGCAGTCCTTTTGAATAATTTTCTGTTATAATGTTTTCAAGTTCCTTATATCCAGTACTTGTAGCTGCTATACGGAGAGATGATTGTTCCTCTTCCAGTCTGAGCATCTCATCAGTATACTTTTTCTTTTCCTCGATCCTTTTTTTCTCAGCCTCTGCCAACTTCTTAGCATATTCCTCATTCTCTTTCGCTATCTTCTGCATTCTCTCTTGGCCCAACATTTCCCGAAGTTTGTTCTCTTCCTCAGAATATCCCTTTACAGCTGCTATCTGGTCTTTATATTCTTTCTCTATGGCAGCAAGATTACGTTCATGCTCATCTTTAATGAGAGAAACGGACAAGTCAGCCATTTTATTCCTAAGATTCTCTATGTATTGCGCTAAATCATCCGATGCTTTATCGGCAGAATGAGGATTAAATGTAACATCTCCAATGTTAATAGAACTTGCCATATCTCTACTAGCCTTATCTGCTTGATATAACTGATTTAATAAAGAACCTATTTCTTTATCCAAGTCTTCAACCTGCTTGTTTAACTTCCCATACATGTCTCTAGCTGTATCCATAGCTGCCCCTTGACTGGATTCATATTGTGCTTTCATCTGATCTCTAGCAGATTCAAGTTTCGCACGTTTTTCTTCTTTTTCTGCCAACTGATCTTCCAAGTCTAATTTTTGTTTAGCCTGTTCTACAAGCCGATCTTGCACAGCTCTAGCTTTAGCCGAAGCTAATATGGCATTAGATAACCTTTGATAACTATCAGCCGCTTTACCTGCAAGAATGTTTTCATCACTTATATTTTTAAAGTATGAAGGATATTGCTTTTTCAGTTCCTCAACGGCTTTTTTCCGCTCTCCCATAGGTTTATTCAAATTGACAGCAGCCCTATATAATATATCCAATTTAACAGCTTCATCTTGGGCATTTTTCACACCTCCTTTTTGAGCTTTATTCAAATCCTCCTGAAGCTGTTTTAGATAATCAATTTCTTTTCTCGCATCAAACAGGCTACCCACCCATTTGGTTATCTCACCTCCATAACTCGATAAAAGAGTTATCCCAACAACTAAAGCCGTCTGCCAACTAAGAAGGGAACTCAATACCTGTTTAAATACAGGTGTAGCAGTCTGCCCCGATTTTTTAAGAAGTTCATATTCCACCCTTGCTTTCTTTAACTCATCAATAAATATAGGAAGGTTATTGGATATGGCAAGAAAGAAAGTATCGGCACTAACAGACAAAGCCGGAAGTTCTCTCGCAATCTGTTGTATGGAAACATTAAGGCCATTCCAACCAGAAGCATAATTACCCACATTACGTTGGTAATTGCCCATCTGTGCATCTATATCCTTTAATTGTTGATTCAGCTTGCCGATATTGTTCAAGATATCCATACCTTTTGCTCCCTCGCGTGCAGCTTGTGAAAGGTTATAATATTCCTTTTCCAACTGAAGCATTGAAGCCTTCATCTCGTTATAGCTTCCTGTAGTGGCAATCGCTACCTGTGTATGATTTCTCAATATCGCCAAATATTGTTTATTCTGCTCTGTCAGCGTGCGTAACTGGGATACCGTAGCATCTCTTTTGGACTTGTATTCCTCTTCGCTGATAGCACCTTTCTTATACTCCTTCGATAATTCTTTCAGAGATGTTCTTAAGGCTGAAATTGTTTCTTTGTTATCACTTAACCTACTGTTCAATTCGGAGGCTTGTGCATCAAAAGCCTTTACCGTCTGACGGATTGAATCAAAATCAGCAGCAGTCATGGATATTTTCTTAGATGCTTCTTGAAATGAAACAGAAGCATTTTCCGCATCTTGTGACACGTTTTTCAGATCTTCGGAAGCACCTCTCAAATTTACTTTTACTTCCGTTATCTTGTCTGCCAATGTATTCAATGGTTTGGTAAGAAGCTCTATCTTACGGGAAATATCGGTCAATAACTTTAATTGACTAGCCTGTAATTCAGACAACCTATTTTGAGAAGCATATAATTTGGTAATTGTAGCATTATAACTGTCAACTTTAGACTGGTATTCTCTTAGATTACCCGGCTTAAAATTTATGCCATCACTTAATTGTTTTGTGAAATTCGCATATTCGGAAGATGTGGTTTGAATATTAATCCTTATCTCATTCAACTTCTTAACGATGTTAGGATCAATCGCATCAGTAATTTTAAATTCTGCTCCTGCCATGGTCTTTTCGTAAGTTTTGGGTAGTGCATGACTTCATGCACCTTCTAAGAGCAAAGATAGTGATTTTATTGATATTATGAAGGTGAGGAAATAAAAAAGGGAGAAGCAAAAACTTCTCCCCACTAAAAACAAACAATCATTCTCCTATTAATGGAGCACAAACTATTTCTTGTATATAACCGGGATTCCTGTAACATAATATGTGTCCATATCACTATTATTCTTTTTAACATCATGTACTCGTTTTATTTCAAAAGAAATAATTCCATTTGCGCCCAATGACTTGGCTTCCTCAACGGCTTTTGATACCATTCTCTTGACAGTAGGGACATATCTGTATGAACCACATCCGAGATTCTTTTCCTCCACATATTTTCTCATATCCTTTTTTACAGAGTTCCCAGTCATAAAGGCTAATTCCAATGTACCAAGCGGAGTAAAATCACCATTGGAAATATTGGTAGGGTTAATCACAAAATCATTATCCCCAGAATACTCACGCAAATCAAGAAGTGTGCTTTTTTCCTGATAATAAACCCTTCCACATGAACACACGGACACAATCAATACAAATGCAAGTAAAATCTTTTTCATAATAATGTTTTTATATTATTAAATAGTTAAATATCATTCTCTCGATATTTTTCTTCCTCTTGTTTGCCTAATAATGAATTATATTCATCTTCATACGATACTTTCACACAGCCAAAAGGAGATATTGACACAACTATCACACCATTCTGAAAGAAATAATACGAAGCGTAATCACAGATATCGGAGTTTACTGCACGCATTTTATCAATAGGAACTCTTTCATTAGAAAATGATTCATAATGTTTCTTTGGTTTCCCATATTTCTTTGTATACATATCTTTAATCTTATAGTATTGGTTCTCCAAAGACAGCCAATTATCCCATGAATCAAAATACACCGATACTTTCCACACTACTTTCTCTTCCGTGGTGCTATAAATGAACACATGGCTATTCTCTCCTACGAAATCACCCTGCATTATTACACCTTCATTATTATACATCTTACTATAAAAGCCTTCCAATTTCATCTTTGATACAAACTCCTGTAAATTACCATCTATTGGAATACCCTTAAATTCAAGATGCGACACTCCTTGTCCGATACACAACATAGCGTACAACCATATACATAAAGTTAATAATACTTTTTTCATATAGTTATAATAAATTGGTTACTTTCAACAAAGTAATATACTTTTAAAACCAAATCAAAATATTTCAACGTATTTGTTTGCAATTTAGAATGTTGTCTAAATAAATTATAAACATAGCATTTCAATCTTCATGTTTAAATTTCACCTTCTCACTTCTTTTCCCAGTGCATACAATCAGTTTGAGATGCTTGCCGTATATCCGTTCAAGTCTATTATTTTGTTCTTTCATTTTTTGAAGTATAATTTCAAGTTTATCTATTGTTTTCATAGTCTTTTCGGGTTATGTTGCGAATCGCAACGTTAACGGATGTAAATAGCCTGCCCACCTCGTAAGATAAGGTGGGAAAGACTTGATTAATAAATAATATTGTTATTACATATTAAGAAGATATTCTCCTAATGCATGAGCTTTTTCTCTTGAAATAAAAGCCACACTGTCACGCTCATGGTCTTCAGGATCTGATATACACACTGCTATCATATCGTATTCGGAATGTGATACTGTTATATTTACTGTACCATATTCATCTTCCATTGTCGCATATTGAGAAAAAAGGCCCTCTCTTATTGCCATTTCGGTAGGATTCCCATTCTCGTCAATCAATCCATTTTCTAAAGCTATTTTTTGAAGATCCTCCACTGAACATCCCAACTTATCTGCTACTTCATCAAATGTTAAGCTATTATTCATTTTTATTTCCATGATCATGCAGCCATTAAAGATTTAAACTTATTCAGAAAATACACCTGACCTTTACCTGTAACGTAACAGGTATGTTTTATAAAAATGGGATTTTCACCCGATACTATCGGTCTTTCTTTCACGAAGAACAATCCCATTTCTGCCGCCCTCTGTGTAGGCATATAGTCATTTATATATTTATTCTTCGATCTGCTGTATCGCTGCCTTCTGATAAGGAACTTGTTCTCTACCATCCATTCATAAAGCCTTATTTCTCCAATCTTATATCCGTTTTGGGTGATAAGTTTCGCAAGATCTCCTATGAGAATATTGGTAGACGAGCTTGTTACACATTCCGTGAATACTACGGCTGGCTTTGCTTCCTCTATGATAGTCTGCTTCTCTTGTTCCTTCTTCTGCACTTCCAATGCCAATCGTTGCTTTTCCTCCCGTTCGCTCTTTAACTGTGTAGCTAGACTGATAACCAAGTCGGGATTGTTAATCATTTGCTCCAGGGTTGGCTGCGTGGCGGTCATGCCGTATCGCATCAACTCATCAAGTTTTTCAGTACACCACAGTTTCAAATCAATGTCTAACCATTGACAGAAATCAACTACTATTAATCTGTGCATCCAAGTACCACCTCCGTTATGTGATGAACCTGCCTTTGATATAACTAATTGATTTTCAGAAATACCATATTTTCTTGTAATTGCGTTAATTAATTGATTTGTAGCAGGTAAGGGATCGAACCTCATTGTGCCATTATTCACTCCTGCTTTCCTCCCTTATACTATCCACGCTTGGAATCGTATAAAAAGAAAGTTCCGTAATAGGTGCAAGCTACTACGGAACAGTCATATATAAACTTCAATAGGAGAATATCTAATCAACATCAAGCAACGCCTTGCACTTGTTACAGATACAAAGGTAAATGATGTTTTTATCTTATACAATGGTATGAATATTAAACAAAAGACAATACCAATTAATAGTAATACTAAGTAACGCATAGTAATATATAGTAACGCAATTATTAAATATCACATTCACAATTTAGACAAAATCTAAATTACAACATAAATGATAGTTTTGTTTTTCAATTAAAAAATAAATATCTTTTTTTGCATAAAATATTTATATATAAACATCATTAATCACGGGAAATATAATATGGCCGAAAAAAGACAAAGTTACACAGAGGAAGAATTGAATGAAATGATTGCATGGTTTAATGATCATGCTAACCAACTCCCCCAAACAATGCAAATTAATAAATCCGCGTTCACTCCCGATTTAGCCCTTACTATCGAAAGCTGCATCATGCAGGCGAAACAAAATTTAGGGAATTACAAAATGGAAGGATCATTCTTGCTTCTAAGGCAAATAAGAGCCAATATTGAAAAAGGAGAAAACGATATTTTGTAGATCCGTCCTTTACATAGATAGCGGTAATCCTTCCGGATGTCCGCTATAATTTTACGGAAATATGAATTCAACAAACTCACCCGACCAGTTTTCACCTTCACGACAGAACTTATACACATCTCCAACCTTATATAATATATAAACACATTCATCCATAACAGCAGCCTTCTCTGCAATTGAACGCATATGCTCCATCTCCCTCATTGACTTATTCCCTTGGCACAAGCAGTTTTTCATAATTCGCACCTCCTTATAAATTTATCAATAGAGGGCATAAGCCTATACGTAACATAATGCCTCCTTGCTTTGGAGCTTACCTTGAAAATTTTATAACCATATTTCTTCTCAATATCAGAACCAAAAGAAACGCCATAGCTGGCAATCCTTATACCATTTGATATTGGTATTGCCGTGATGGAACTATAAAAATCTCCACGTATGATAAGGTTTGGAGTATTGTCCCCTCTTGCAGAAAAACCCAGATATGAAGGTTTCGGTTTCTGTATCTTTGTCTTCCAATTTTTATAGCGTTCGGCGTTTTTCTTCCAATGCTCTCCATAAGTTTTTTTAAAGTATGGGTCCTCTGTATATCCGGGAATTAAAGGACTTTCATCGCCATCAACACCACTATATAGCTGTTCTCGTATATATTCCTCAAACTGAGGAACATCCCTTTCCATCTTATCCCTTATCATTGGCTGAATGCCATCAGCCAATTTCTTCCAACATCTCGCGTATTCCTCCAATGTCATAGCAAAACGGGGGATCAATCTCCCCCGCCTCCTAAATTACTGTTATTGATAATTCTATTATATACGGAAACCAGCCTTGATTTCCGCCTTTCTCTAGAAATGTCCTTCCAGAATACATCTATATTCTGAGCGACAAACTCATCCAATGAAAGTTTGACCACCTCGGACTCTATAAATGTGACTCCATTAATTCTCATTGTACCCATTGTTCAATTCCAATGACCCCATTAGTCTGTAAAATAGAAGGAGATTTAAGCACCGGCACACCTCCTGTCGCTGTAAGCACACCGTTACTGTATCCCAGTGCTGATGCACCAGAAACGACCGTTGAAGCCTTCTCAGACAATATAGATCCATAATATGCAGTAAGATCCGTGCGGTCATAATGATCCACGAGCTTATATGTATTTTCAGGAGATGTCATTTTGACAAACTCAACGTAATTCAATCCCTTGAGAACATTTTCCAAATTGACACCCGCTTGCTTTACAGACATGTTTTTCATCATCTTCTCGGTATCGGAATACATCGCATTAAACGCAAGATAAGCCTTCTGACCGCTTGAATCATAAGCCTGTCCTGTAGGGTAAACACCAGATAATGCAAAACCCGCAAGTTCATCTGTCCCGTCATCTTCTCCGTAGATTACATTATTCTTGTCAAAAACATACATATCAAACAATGTATCCTTGTTGGCTACAAGATTAGCTTGTAAAGCTAGATTAAACTTACGCAACGTGAATGTATCCGTCCTTGCCGAATAGCCCGTTATTTCCGACCCGGCATAACCATTTTCTGTTGTATTGGGTTCACCGCCGCTTACCGCGTATTCCGAAAATCCTGTAATAGGATAAATTCTGTCCGGATAATCAGCATGACAGGCTTCCTCCAAAGCCTCAGCAGTCAATCCTTTGGGCAGTTTTTTGCCATGAATGACCAATATAACACCTGCGACCTTGTCCGGTTGCAGGGGGCAGTAACTCATTCCAGTATTAAATCCGGACGTGCTGCCGCACTCTCTAATATCTGTTCGCATAACAATTCTGATTTTTAACTGTTAAATCCAAATTCTTTATTTCAATAGCATCTATCTTTTCGCCAACTTCCTTACCGTCAACATCAACAGCGCCACGTCTTCCAAAACTATAATTTTCTGAATATGTATGGCTTACAATACCGGAGTAACCGAAATCAAATTTATCACATTTTTTTAACTCTTCTATGAATCCGTAATACAAAGGTCGAAGAATACCTTCAAAAGATATCTCACGACGTTGTTCATTTGTATACTTTTCCAGTGTATTGGTAGCGATTATTATGTTTACAGATGCCTTACAAAAATAATTCTCACTATCCCTTTCCTCGTCTAAGGGAACATACAGCCCTATCATTGGGAATTTTCCCGATGCTGTCACCCTGCTTTTCCCAAGAAGAAGAAGTGTTTCCCTTATATAAGAACTGTCACCATATATGTAATTTATCTGTTGATCCATTCTTTTTGACAAGGAAGCACATACATCTGATATTATATCAATTATCATAACCCAAAGGAATTAATTGTTTCCATCAATTCGAAATCGGTGACGATATCCGGATAGTCCGCATTATTGCCTTGAAGCCATCTCACAAGTCTGATATTCATTCTTACCATGTCGTTCCATGCAAACATCATTTTCCTTTCGGGACTTACAAGACGGCCATCATCTCCATCAGCCTTCACTCCTGTAATAGTCGCCTGAGTGTGATTATGTCTCAAGTAATGGAAGTATATATAGTTGGCGATGGGGGATTTGGAAATCTCCCTATCGCCATCACTATATTTCATGACAAGATGCGCTATAAGATCATCCCATCTTTTTTCCTTAGTTTTTCCATCGTTGGAAATATAGGATGAGAATTCCTTATACAACTTTTCCCCTAGGAGCTTCTCTAAATATTCCGGCTCATATTGCATTACAAAGCCTTGAAGGCTGTCAACAATTGCCTTATTAGTCTCAGAAGGAGTATGTATATTCAATACTGCACCTTCGATATCAAGAATACCACCTTGGAAAAAAGTATAATCCACCAACATTACACAATATCTTTGAGGTTCTTCTTTTTATTGAACAAATCTTCAGCACCGATTTTCTTAGCGTCTTCCATCAATTCCGAAGGAACAGTGGCAACACGTCCATCTTGGAAGAACTTACCTGCAAGTAACATATTAACACTTACTTTATCACCTTTTTTATAAACGGCCCCGTCCTTTGCGAACTCAACCTCATAAGTTTTAGTCAAATTTACTTTCATAATGTTTAATAAATTTATCCGCCAATACCGGCAGGGGTTATAGCTTCAATAACGGTCGCAATCTTATCCTTGACAAATGCAGTTTTATATTGCTTTTTAATATACACCATAAGACGTTTTTCACCAAGGATAGTCACCATATTTTTAGTGAAATCATCATTTTCCCATCCAAGTGTAATGGTAAGAACCCATACATCACGGATGTTAAGATAGTTAAAATCGCCAACCCAAATATCACCTTGTTTGATTGCAGTGCTGGTTTCCACTTTCAAACCTTGAATCAGTTCATCACCAATACGGAAAGGACGGAGATATTGTCCATTAACATCCTTAGTCAACTGCATCTGTGCATAGTCAAGAGGATGCATAAGCACAAGGTTTGGACGATAAGCCATATTGGACATTGATACAATCTGTGTATACATACCAACAATAACATCATAAGTGTTGGGTTTCTCTACTTTCAGAGCTGTCAAAGAGAATGTAGGTATATCACTCCCAATCCCTTTAATCTGACCGCCGGAACCAGTACCAGACAGAATACCTTCTTCTTCTTTCAAACCAATACGATTGATAATCTCAGCCCTAACCTCCGCAACCAACTGAGGCAAATCAGATAATGTTTCTTCGGTTACTTTTGTGCCAAGAGCCACTTTGCCAGCATTGATAGTAACTTCTGCCAATGTACCGCTCATCATAGGCTTAAGACCGCCTTCTGGAACCCATTCGGCTTCTTCTTCACCCGGATTGAACTCCGCATAAGTCAATGATCGTGTAGATATTGCTGCCACATTGGCAAATTTACGGATTACAGTCTGGGAACGTGGATCAACAGATAACTGACTATCAATTGTCATGTTATAATGTGGTGCCACACCCGTACTCTTCAAGGGATCAACCTCCTTCTTGTTTATAATAAGCGTAAGGCTTTTCTTAAAACCGGGGGACTGCTTACAAGCCGTTTTCAAGTCCACAGTTTTCTCTCCGTGCTTGCCTACTGTGATGAAATCCTTCAATTGCTCTTCAATCTGCTGGTCTACAGACTTGAACACCATTTGCCCGTCTTCATTCTTATGCATTGCACCTTTCATGCGAACGATTATCTCTTTCATCTCACCAAGTTCCTTACGCACTGTATCCAATTCCTTTTCGGAATCTATCTTTTGAGAAACCTCATTTAATTTATCCTCAAAAGTTTTTTTGTCGATAGTATCGTCCATGAAATCGCCTACAGTAGCGTTTATTGCGTCCTGCAACGCCTGTAATGACTTCACGGAAACCTCATCCATTACCGACAAATCAATTTTGCTTAAAAAGTCAAATTTCATGCTTCTTTAAGTTTTAAAGGTTTTGTAAATAGTTTTATTTTTTCATCGGCTCCCTTTTCATCAAGTGGCTTGTCTGCCGGCTTGTATCGAGCGAGTGACATTGCTTTTCTTACTAACATTTGGATTTCCTCCCTCTTTCTTATCGGAAGTCCTTTACATACATCACTTATTTCAACCGGAAGTGACTCCAACGCACTTTCATATTCTTCTGCCGATTTCAGACCAAGATATTCAGTTTCTCCGTTACATCCTATGGACACTACGGATATCTCATACAGAATGACTTCCTTTACAACCAAGCAATCACGTTCCCTGTCATATTCACATTTTTCCCATACATAACTATAACCTATAGAGAACTGGTTCAAAGTGCCACTTTCAAGCTGCTTCAACGCTTGATTTCCTCTTTCCACATCATCAATAGACGCTTCAAAGTAAAGCCCTTTCTCATCTTCTTGCAGAAGCGTAATGCGTCCTATAGGCTCATGCATGTCATGCATCCACAACATGATAATCTTATCATTAGCAGAACTTCCCGGGCCTCTCTCCTGTATGCTTTTTGAAAAACAACCTTTCAGGAGCATGTCACCGGACTTATCAATGTTATTGAAAACCGCAGCATAACCACTGATAGTTCTACTGCCAGAATCATATTGTATCTCCTTTGCATAAAAAGCTAAGGATTTATACTGCTTCCCCAACCTGTTCTTGTATTTGCTTGTCTCCATCATTATTTATTTCACTTTTAAATTCTCCCTTAGGGTTATCAGGATCAATATCTGTAAAATTGGACATTTCGGTTCTTGCTTCTTCAAAAGTAATCAGCCGATTGTTATACAATGAAGCTACAGCATTAGAGGCTGTAGACAAGGCATCCGCCAATTCTTTCATATCCTTTTGAAGGCAAGGGACATGAGTGAAGTCCATTTTGATTATTGCCCTGTCCTTACATATAGCATTAGTCAGAACCTCTGTTATAGATTCACTGTCAGGGATAATAAGATCCTGATATGCCGCTTTCTTTGCTTGAGAAGAGTTATCATAAGTACTTCCTTGTATAATCAGATTGGGGTCAAAGCCTATCGTCTGAGCTATCGCTTCCAAACACGCCTTATCCTCCTCATGAAGCTTCAATTGGTCTGTATTTGACCCCAATGTAATCCACCCTAGTTTCTTAGGAGTCACCATGATTTCATACAACTTATGCACTATACCATATTTCCTTTTGAAATCATCCTGCAATTTCTTGGATTCAGACGGAGTAATAGCTGCATTCCCTACGTCAGTCGTATCATTCCCGTATAGTATCCCTTTAGGTCCTCCATTAACAATAAGGTTTCCTCTCCCTATCAGTTGAGCCATATAGTTTCGAGTATGAGTAGATAATGCGTCCACAGGGGAGTGGAAGGTAATTCTCCCTCCATTATTACTTGGAATATCCATTATCGAATCGTATATGACAAAATACTCCTCATCACCAAGTTCTATATTCTCATTTCCCCAACGTATATATACCTTACTAGCAATTGAAGAAAGCTCTGTTTGAGTAAACGGGCCCTTACCGAATGATTCCATGTAGAATAATTCGGGAGGTATTACCATCATGGATTTAGGGAGATCAGACTTTAAAGCTCTTAGTGTATAGACAGGGCAAAATCCGAAACACTTCAAAGATATCTCAATCTGCTTTATAAAAGAACGCCCACTCTGTATCACATTCGGACGATTCAAAAGAGTCACAATGTCTTTAAAACTCCTCTTCTCGTTTCCGTTAATATCCGTCACATAATACCGCCCATTCTGCATCATTCTTCCGCAATGATCTAGAACCATTGCAAACGGCCAACATTCATGTAAGGCTCTTGATTTCCCTTCAACGGTCGACATGTCAAAATCTATATTCCCTCTATTGTCAGAAAACAGATTTTCCACCCATTTAGGAACATAAATAAAATTACCACCATCATCTTTACCATGATAAGTAGCATCACTATACATATCCTTATTCGACTTCTTTAAAGAAGGTATCTTAAACCATTGTTTCATTGTTCAACAATAAAGGCAACCGCCGTTATAATACAGCAATTGCCTCCACAGTGATCACGTTCTAAAAGTGGGTATGGTGTAACTTCACACCATGAAGGCTATTGCCTGCTACAAAGGAACAAATTAATTTATTTATTAACAAACAATTTAAATATTATTTTTGTTTAATCTAAATTAAAATAACAGATTATACAACATATATTTTATTAACCTTTTTTCCATGTGGATACAACCTGTTTGATATCTTTGCTATTGTCTTCTTGGGAAAATGGGATAGAGAGTAGGGCGTGGATTGAACGGCTGCTGTGCTTTTTGCTAGCGGTCGTTCTTTTTTTGTATTCTTATTTGCGAAAGAGAGAAGCAATATTTATCTTTGTGGAAGCGTGTGAAGATGCACGCCACATTGATTATGACGAAAAGACATACTACATATTTGATAAAGCCAAGAGCTTGTTGCGGATTAGTTTCCGTGGCAGTCTCTTTTTTGTCATACAAAATAAAGGTTAGTTTGATAATCGGGTAATCCAAAACGTGTAATTAAAGGATTAAAAAAGGATTGGACTTAAATTGTTTGTATAATGAGAAAGGAGACAAAAGAAAACATTCAGTATTCAACTGCCGTGGGGATGCTTGTACTGGGAGCGTCCTTGGCTGTGGCTGGCTTTGTGTGCTCTGAACCTATGGGTCAGATACACGACAGTGTATTGTGGTTGTTTGCTCAATGTCTGTTGTATGCCGGTAGTGTTTTTGGCATCAGCATCTATATTAACAGCCGGTTTAATAATTTAATAGAGCAATTAAAAGAAAAGGAGGGAAAGAGAAATGGCTGATGTGAAAAAACTTGCACCGTTTATCCTGAAGTGGGAAGGCGGTTTTATAAATGACCCTGACGATTTGGGAGGGGCTACCAATATGGGTGTGACCATCGGAACTTATGAAACGTATTGCCGGAAGAAAGGCTATCCCAAGCCTACGGTTGAAAGATTGAAAAACATCACGAAAGAGGAATGGACCGAGATTTTGAAAACCATGTATTGGGACAGGTGGAAAGCTGACGAGATTAAATCGCAATCAGTTGCTAATATATTGGTTGATTGGGTCTGGGCTTCTGGTGTGCATGGTATCAAGATACCGCAGGATTTAGTTGGTGTGATTCCTGATGGCATTGTCGGACCTAAGACACTTGCCGCAGTTAATTCCCGTAATTCCCGTGAATTGTTTGACCAGATCAAAATTGCACGGTTCGACTTTATTGAGGATATATGCCGTAAGCGTCCGACCAATAATAAATTTAAGAGAGGGTGGATGAACCGTATCAACGATATAAATTTTGAGGGATGAAACTAAGGATCTATATATGGATTGCAGTAGGGATAGCATTGCTATTGCTGTTTGGATCATGCCGGAGTATAAGGTATGTTCCGACAGAAACAATAAGGACTGACAGTCTTTATCTTACTGTGTATGAACGTGATTCCATTCACATTAAGGATTCTGTCTTTGTAAAAGAGAAAGGCGATTCAGTAATCGTTGACAAATGGCATATAGTCTACCGTGACAGGACAATTAGAGACACAGTTTATGTAGAGAAGGAGAAAGAGGTAGGGGTTCCCTATCCCGTGGAGAAAGAATTAACATGGTGGCAGAAGACGAAATTAGAACTAGGAGAGTTATCTATAGGTATTATATTAGTATTACTAATCGTAGTCATTTGGTTGATAAAGAAGAAGGGAGGTGCAAGATGAGATAGCATATCAAGTATTATCCGCCACAGGTAGAAGTGTGGCATATAATAGAAAAACTCATTTGATAAAAGTAATTCTTTCAGGGGGCAGAATTAAAATAACCCCCGACACTTGAAGTTTAACGCCAATCAAACTTTAAAGCATACAAAAGCATACATAGGTAAGTGTCAGGGGTAGTAATATCCTTACTTATTTCCTACGTATGCTTTTGTCATGATTGTATTTGATTGGCAAGGCAAAAATACAACAAAAATTTAAACCACAATGTGTAAGTCTGAAATTTTTGCCAAAATAATAGCTCTTGTTTCTAAAGGAACAGAAATACCTACCGAATTAATAGTAAGTGACAACCGTGTCACAGAGATTGTTAACGCTAGATATATCCTTGTATATATTCTATACGAAAAAGGATTTTATCCATCTCAGATTTCTTCTCTCATTCATAAAACTAAGCGTTCAGTGAACTATATGATATCAAATTTTCATATACGTCTAAAAAGTGAAAAAATGATGAGAATATATTGGGATAATATAAAGAATTTGTTGGGAAACAACTGATTCCTCATGAGATATGATATATATACTTTTGTGAACGGTCGATTTTGACCGGGATACAAAATACAAATACTTATGGAACGAACTTATGTTTTTAACCAAGACGGTGGAACCGGAGCAAACAATGGTCTGCTTGCGTCCATTCTTCCGTCCTTGCAGAGCCGTGGAATTGACACAGGCTATCTGATGGGGCTGATGGGAGGAAATGGAAACGGCGGCTTTTTCGGAAACAATGGAGGTTTTCAGGACATCATTGCATTGATTGTGATTGCAGCCATCTTCGGTAACGGAAACTTTGGATTCGGTGGCAACAACAATAAGGGTGCCGATGAAGGAAGAGAAATGATCATGCAGACACTTAACCGGAACGGTGTGGACATTGCATCATTAGCCCAAGCTGTTAACACCTCTTCAGACCAAATCCTTGCCGGGAATCTAACAAATTATTTATAATCAACTGATTAAGCGTTGTTTATTGCCATTGGTATCACATAGTAAAAATATTCAACACGCCTCTAAGCCCTGTAGAGGGCTTTTTCTATGTTTTGTGATACCGACAAATTCCGTTTTAAGTTAAAAAATCCACCTATTTTTAACAAGATTGTATAGCGTATCATATTACTTTTTCATACAGTTTACCATTGATTGTTAGATAGGAGTTAAAACATAATGTTTTGCTTAGAATATTAGATTAATGACGTTATTCTATAATTTCTCCCAAATCAATATCAACGATAATTTTTTCGTCTGTAGTGGTATTGTCATAAAATATAATTTTTAACGAAATGACCATTTTATTTCCACTAGTAGATATGTTTGTATAATTGAGTTTAGAAGGCTTTTTATATTTATGATTGATATAGCTATGTAGATTTATATCTGTTCTTCCTTTGTCAAGGTCAAATATTGACATACCGTCATAAGAAGTCCTCCCGTCATCCCAATCGACTAGCACATATTTTCTTCCCAAAATAGCGTCAGGACTACCAAACCCAGCTAGATGTATATGGTTATTTTCTTCTATTATATTTCCGCTCTTGTCAATAATAAAATATCCGTTATTTTTCCCTATTATAATAGAATCCCCATATCTTATAGCTGCATTTTCGTAATCGTAATTATATGCTCCGTCATTACATATATATTTAGTAGATATAAGATCCCCATTCAGATTATAAATGGCAATACACTCGGCTGAGCATTTTAACATCATTGAAATATTAACAAAACCAGACCATTTACACAATAATAAATTATCATTGTCAAAAAAAGGATATCCTGAAGATGGCTCAAAAGCTACTGTTTTGTATTCTCCATATCCTAAATATATATCTACTGGATCAGGAATTATCATATCTTTCTCCCATATAATCTTATTATCACTTCTTCTTTCTTTTACCAGCCGCTTTTTAGATTCATTATTTATTGATGCATAATATATATGCGTTGAATCTTGGGCTAATAATTTCCATTCATTAGTTGTTAAATAATCATCTACGGGAATGTTATCTTCGTTATTACTACAACTAGATATTACTCCAATAAGTAATAAAGATATTAGCAATACTTTTTCCATAATATCTATTTTTTATTAAGACTAATCGTCTTATGTATATTATTCTTTTCTGGCTCTATTTTATTGCATGTAATTAGATTTAACTCAACTCCGAAAAGAAGTCTTTCTAATCTATCATGTTGGTTGTTCATCTTAATGGCAATGTCTTCTAATTTGTGTATTATATCATTGTTCATATCTAAGGTTTTTAATCTCCTTAAAAAACATGATAAGATGTTCATTTGTTTAGCTTACATTTGGTTTTTCTAACTGTTCTTTCAAATCGGTGTTTTCATTTTTAAGCACTTCGATAACATTTAGTAAGTCATCCATACGTGTTTGGTATGTTTCTATTACTTTTATAAGGACTTCGATAGTCCTTTTGCTGTCTATTTGTTCTCCATGTAAATCTATGTTAATATTTTTTGTTTCAATTTGATGTGGTGCGGATGTTTTATTCGTTTTTGATTCTAAATCAAGTGATGTGGGCTGAGATTTAAGCATCTCACCTTCACCACGGAGTAGCTATTCCGAAGAAACAAGCGGTTCAGCTTCCAAAATTTTATATAATGTTGAATATTTTGGCTCTGCTCCTCTTAGGATATCATTAAGTGATGTCTGTGCGATACCTATCTTTTCTGCAAAAGATCTTTTACTTTTATATCCGAATTGAGATATTATTTGAGTAATTCTTTCATTTACAGTTGTTTTCATAATATATTATTTAAAATGTTTCTAAATAACGGTTTAGCTTATATTTTTTAGCGGTTTAATTTGCAACTGAAAGTTAAACCGCTTACTTTTGCAATGTGAAAACGAACTGAATACAGTTTTATTTCGCAACGGCAATAATTAATATACAAATATATGAATAAAATAGGAAGAACCAAAGAAATCCCACGGATAATCGTTCCACAAGGTGCACAGAAACACATCGCATCTCATTTCGGGGTTAGCGGTGAAACAGTACGCAGAGCATTAAAGTACATTATCAACACTGAACTTGCAGTAAGAATAAGGGAAGAGGCGATAAAGAATTATGGTGGTGCAGAATCCATTATCAGAGTGAAAATATAAATATTCAAAGGTTATGATGACAAGAACAGAAATGAATATGCTCACGGAAAGATTTGCAGAAGTGACGGGAAAACAGAATGATTCTGTAATGAATTCTGCTAGATGCGCAAAATATCTAGGAATATCTCAAGGGGCTTTAAGAAAACGCGTTCATGATGGTACTATCCCATATACTAAAAAGGGCAAACTGTTGTATTTCTCTAAACAAGATGTAAATAAATACTTATTAGATAAATAAAAAATGAGCAAAGCAACCGATTTTATAAATAATAAATGCTACCAGCTTGGTAATCCGGTAGAACCGTTGATTTTTAAAGCTGACGCGCTGGAAGCTATTAGTATTGCATGCAAGGAGATAGAAGAAAGAACTGTGATAGTGTACCGGCAGTTATGTCCTTGTTTTCAAAGGGGGAAATGTAAGCATTATCCTCACAACCAAAAACAAGGTAGTCAAATATGTGATATGGAATGTGATCGTATAAGTTATCTAAAGAAACAATTGGCTTGTATTTCAGCAGACAAATAAATATATCCCCTCCCGTAAGATTCGGGGTAACAACCGGTTTAAGCCGTTGAGGGGAACTGTTCAAAGTTCTTTCACACATTGTAAATGTTTATATGGTGTAACTCATAAGCCATATAATGCAGACAAACGGACTGATTATAGGAGTCAATACCAGCAGGGATGCCGTGACGTATTGAGGGTCTATAATAATTGATTGAACATACTTTCGGTGCACCGATTTGTCCTTAGTGCATTAAGTAAACTTGGTTGGGCACAAGTACCGCCGGAAGGTCTAATATATCCCCTCCCGTAAGATTCGGGGTAACAACCGGTTTAAGCCGTTGAGGGGAACAATATAAAAATGCATATTATGAAAACAGCTAATTTTATCCTGTCTATATTTGCCGCACTATGTTCTTTAGGAATGATTTATGGTGCGATAGTTACGGAAAGCCCTATAAAATCTGTATCGGTGATTATATTTTCCATTATCTCATTATTGTGTGTGAGATTGGTGGTAATGACATACAGAGAGTTAAAGGAATATGAATGATTTTTTCATCTAGTTTTTTTGTTATTTCATAAAGTTAATGTTGTCTGTCCGTGCCTGTATGTGAATATAGGTACGGAATTTCACCGTCCATGGTTGGTACTGTCTAAGGTAATAAACATAAATAATTATCTGTTCTAATCTCTACTTTCATTTAACGGATAGTATGGCGGCCCGATTCCGCTGACGGTGGCTGTAAGTTATCATAAGTGATAGATTAAGTCGTTTAGGTTTTGCTCCTGTAGTCTGTGAAGATAGCAGGAGTTTTTTAATTGGAAACAAGTTAAGTTATGGATATAAATATAATAAAGGAGAAAGCCAGAGAGTATGCAAATGGCATACATGGAATTACGCACAAAAGAACAGCATCAGTGGATTTTGAAAAAGGTGCTCAATTTGTTTTGGAATCCATGAAATGGAGGAATGCAGAAAAAGATCCTCCACCATTAGACACAAGAGTGTTTGTAAAGAGTTCCGGGAAATTTGTGAATACCGGGATGTTGGTATTCGATAGTGAGCATAAGAAGAACATTTGGATATGTGGAAATACTAACCGGGCATGGGACATTGATTTTTGGAAACCATTGCCACAATAATTAGATAAACTTAAAATAAATGGTTATGAAGAAAGGTGATAAAGTACGTGAGATAGGTGATACGTTGACAGGTACAATAGTTTATATCGCTAACGGATATGCTGATGTCAAATATCCTAATATGAAAGGTGTATGCTCATTGCCGATCCAATTTCTTGAAAAGGTATGAGAACTATAAGCCAGATAAGCGATGAATTGGAAAAGCTTTATTCAGAGCTTGATATAGTCCAGTCAATGAGTGAGGAATCGGTAAGGCTCACATTCAATGCTGAATGTAAGGGCAAGTATATATCCTTGCTTAATGAAGAAATCGATTCTCTAGAAAACGAACTTGAAGAAGTGGAAAGATATCATGGCAGGAAGCGGAACTTTGTAAGGACTGCGGACCTGCCTTTTTTGTGTTGGTAAAAGCGAACATTTTAAAATTTAAATATTATGCCTATAGTTAAGAAAAATGATGTTTTACCGGAGCGTCCTGTAATTATTGTATTATATGGAGTACCCGGAAGTGGGAAAACCTCAGTAGCTACAACAGCGGATAATCCTTTATTGATAGATTGCGACAGGGGGGCAGACCGCGCAGTACAACGTTGTGATACCATAATGGCTAAATGTTGGAAAGATATTGATTCAGAACGTGAATCTATGAAAGATTACAAAACAATAGTTGTCGATACAGCCAAATCAATGATAGACGATTATCTGAGTCAATATGCTATTGACAATAATTATAAATTGAAAACGAATACTTTAAAACGGTTTGGGCAGATGGGCGAGGACTTTAAAGAGTTCGTCAACTTTCTTCGCTCGAATGGTTCCGACATTGTTTTTATATGCCATGACAAGGAAACGGCAGACGGTGATGTGATAAAGCACTCTCCGGATTGCACAGGGCAATCAAAAGACCTGCTTGTCAGGATAGCTGACCAAGTTGGATATGTATTCATACAAAATGGGAAGCGTTCTATTTCATTTGCACCGTTGGATAATTTTGTAGGCAAAAATGTAGCAGGACTTGGAACTGTGGTAATACCTGATTATGGAACAACCGAGTTTGATACATGTATGTCTGACATTATATCGAAAGTGAAGATATCAATTCAAGGAAAAGGAGAAGCACAAGCAAAAGCTAATGAACAGCTTGCGGCAATACGTGAACAGCTTGCCGCCGCAATGACCGATGAAGATATTCTTGCCTTGATGGAGGCTACAAAACTATTACCTAAAATTATGCGAGTACCCTTCTTTTCTGAGATGCAGAAGAGTCTTGCAGCAAAAGGATTCACTTTCGATCAAGATAAAAAGTTATTCGTGAAAGTATGATACCGCTAATTCGCGTAACAATTTTAGAAGCATTCCGAAAGTACATAGAGCAAAGCGATTATGCCAACTATGAGATAACGGAGCAATCCGTTATTGACAGTATAACAGGCAAGTTCACGGGTAATGTGTATACAAAAATTGGACAGGCATTTCATAAAATAGTGGAAGAAGGTACACCGAAATGTGATAAAGTAGATGCAGGAGAACGTACCTTCCTCCATTATAATAAAGAAAAAAAAGAGCCTGTTCCTTGTGGTAGATCCTTTGACATTGAAGGTGATAAAGTGATTATGGATATTGCACAATGCAAGACCGCGCTTTCCTATCGTAACGAATACCCGAATGTTTTTCATGAGATAAGACTGTATAAGGATTTTGGAGATGCTATTATAACAGGATGTGCCGATATGGTGAATGGTGTGGAGATCAGGGACATTAAGACTAAATATTCTTATCCTACCGATGCCGATTACATCAATTCTTGCCAATGGCGATTTTATCTCCAGCTATTCAATTTAGACGTGTTTCACTTTGACTTGTTCATCTTTGAAGGATACGACAAAGATAAGCATGGATATGATGTCAGAGGACTTCCATTGAAACGCTATGAGCCTGCTATTACATGTTATCGTTATGATGGTATGGAGCAGGATAATATGAATCTATTACACTCTTTTTTAGAGTGGGTAGAATACAGAGATTTAACCAAGTATTTATTAAAAGAAAAAATAGAAAATTAATTATGGCAATTTTAAGTGGTTCTATCTGTCTCTCTGATATACCTCGTGAGCAGATGAAGAAAATTAAGTGTAAAGATGGAGTTGAAAGAATCTATGTGAATGTGGCTGTTATCGAGCGCAGAGAGAAATCCCAGTTTGGGCATACGCATTTCATCACTTGTTCCCCTAAAAAGGAGGAACGGGTAGAAGGAAGGAACTATATCTGCGGGGACCTCAAAGAGTTTATACCTCAGAATACATCACCCACCCCAGAGGATATAAATAATGCTCCTAGCGTGTCGGATAATGATCTAGATTTGCCCTTCTGATGAAGTACGATGGCTCTAATCCTCTCCACGTCCAGCAGGCAAGAGCGAAGCTGGAGAAGTTGATAAAGGAACAGAAGGTGTTTGAATTGACGGAAAAGGAACCGCAAAGATCTTTAAATCAGAACAAATACCTTCATGTCTGCCTTGCTTATTTCGGTTGCCAAATCGGTGAAACGATGGAATATGTAAAGCGGAACTATTACAAGATTCTCTGCAACAAAGACACTTTCGTCCGTGAGAGAGAAGACAAGTTTTTGGGTCGGATAAAGTATCTACGAAGTTCTTCTGATCTTGACAGCGCGGAGATGAGCCTAACTATTGAGCGGTTTCGGAATTTTTCGAGTGCCCAATGTGGCATATATATCCCATCTCCAGACGAAGAACGTTTGATTCAGTTGATGGAGATAGAGGTCGAACAAAACAAATTTCATATCTGAAACAATGATTATACGAATTAGTGCCTTTATCATTATGGCAATATCTTTCTTGATATTGTTTTATAAGAATGACAGTGATGTCACACCCTGCGTGGGTGTGTGGATTGAAACATTACAGACTGCTCACTTTTTGCAGAAGCGGAGTCACACCCTGCGTGGGTGTGTGGATTGAAACCTTATTATGGATAAGTGCACAAT